ATTGAAAGGTATAACATGCTCATGAATACCTATCTTTCTAAGAGTACTGCCACCCGGCGGCTTACCTAGGTCTTCCCATTTTTGTTTAAATCTCTCAGACATATAAACATAATCTGGGCTTTCGATATCTTTTTCGATACCAAGCTTTTTATGAAGAGCTGCGTTATAAATGTTGCTTAGAGTGTATCTAAGCATTTTTGTATCATTAGAATTGTACTTTGCTCCCGAACGAATATCGTCCAGGAGCAATTTTACGAGTGTGAGATTTGTTTGCAGAGACATTAGCGGTTACGAGTATACACGTAGACATCAGCAGACGTAGCATAAGGAAGAGGAAGCGATTGATTGTATTGATAAACGCCACGACGATGACCGCGGCCCTGTAGCTTGACATACTGAGTGGTACCGAAAGCAGCGTTACCAAGCTTGACAACGGTACGCAGACCGTCAACTGACGCCTGGTCCTCAGGAGCAACTTGACCGTCAACCATACGAACAGTGAAGCGATAAGCAGAAGTGCGAGTCATAGGATGGTTCCTTTCCTTTTCCTATTATCAATCTATACTGATTCTAAACGAATGTAAATAGGAAAGTGCGCTGAAATGAATTTTTTAAGAAATATTTTTCCAATCGCGAACGTATTGAATCTTCTTCTCACGAGTCCAGTCTGTAAGATAGTCATTATCAGCATCAAACTTTTCGAGCATCTGTTCTTCTGTAAGAATCTCTGAGTCGATGATAGTCTCACCGATGTGCTTCTGAGAAAACTCTACTACCTCGTTACAAGTAACACAGTCTTCAGCCCATTCGATCTCACGTCCTTCGACGGGAACTTCAACGTTCAATTCCTGCAGTTCATCTACAGGAATACAATACCGTATACGGTAAGACGAGATAGCAGTTACGATTGCATATTTGGTCATTTCAATACTCCGGTCCAGATGTTTTATCAGTTCTTGTATATAGCATCATCCAGGCTGCTCCATAAGCAGGACAGACGTGCAGACGTTCAGGAAGACCATTGCCATCCTTTGTTCCACCTTCACCACAGATGAAGTAATATCCGGTATGTTCAGGATAGTTGGTCTTAAGATACATATCAGTCTTCTCAAGAAGTTTTAGCTTCTTTTCAAGATATTCAATATGTTCTTTTGCAAGTGAGACGGTGTTTGCTTTTACATAGTGGCCATCCTCTTCAAGCATTGTCCAGAGATTATCTAATCGCTTCACCAGTTCTTCGTCACTCATTTGCATTCTCACGACTTACTCCTTTGGCTTCGGCAAAAGATATGGGTCAAAGGCGTTGCCGATAATACTTTTGACTGCTTCGTCATTCAGGCCCGAGCCATGACACCTGTCGCACTTGGCCAACGCTCCGCAGCGGTCATAAGTGGTGTCGAAAAACCAACCCTCGCCTCGGCAGTTCCGGCAAACGCTCACATTGTTCGGCATCAGATACCCCTCGCGCCCAGACCAAATCCATACATCACCTTTCCCCCTCACCAAGATACGTCATGCGCTCAAGCACACAAATTGGGTCTACAACCTCCCAAAATTCAGCATCAACAGCACGAGCAGCAACAGCAGCAGCAGCAGCCTCAGCAGCATTAGCAGCGGCGTGTAGCCGGTGCAGCCGGTCCGCAGCATTAGCAGCAGCATTAGCAGCAGCACGAGCAGCACGAGCAGCAGCACGAGCAGCAGCAATACCAGCAACCCAAGCAGCATTAGCAGCAGCAGCAGCCTCAGCAGCATTAGCAGCAGCAGCAGGAGTCTTAACCTCGCACATGTTTCTCCATGCTGGCCCAAAACCGTGATTGTCTGCTAAGGGCTGTAACTGTGGTAAAACAACAGTCCACATCCAGTCCATCAGCACCGCAAGACGTTCAGTCTCACGCTCTCGACCAGTTCCCGGCATGTCAGGGATTAAACGCTTATACCGTTTGCTGTTACGCATTTGATCAGGCATCCAGTCCTGCATCCGAATAGTAGTCCGGCCAAGCACCAAAGACATACAGCTTGGGATTTTATCCGTGAGCTTGCCCGTGATTGCGAGATTGATTGCTGCAACAGTGCAAGCACTTTCCTCGTTTCCAAGCCCACTAGGTAAGCTGTGGGTTGCGAGATAAGCCTCAAGTTTGCTGCGGTTCTCTATTGTGTATTGATCACTCATGATGATTCTCCGTTGCTTACAGTATTACTATACACTGTTGTTGAGCAGCGTCAACAGTTATTTTTTTGACCTTTGCAACCGCTTTGCGCAGCTCTCCACCTTCAAAGTTATCCATTGCCAGATAGTGTTTCAGTTTAGCATTATCTGGATCCACTTGATGCAACTCCTGTGCAAGAGTTTCGATTAGATCGTAGTCCAGTTGAGTTTTGATATGTTTACCCATTAGAAGTCCTTTTTTTACTTTGATTAAGCAGCAAACCGCATTTTTGCAGTACGATCGTCGCATTTGAACATTTTACCGGTGTTACCACACCGATAGACGAACGGCATCTTGTGAGCGCGAGTGTTATAGTCAACGAGCTCGTCACCTGCTTTGTTCTTCAGCTTCAAGCCGAGAGCAGCAGCACGAGACTCAAGGATCACGTTAGTGAAAGTCTTGGCACCTTTGACTTTTGCTTTGACTTTAATCTCAACTTCAGCTTCGCTGAACTTCATGTTACCGACTTCAAACTCAAGGTTCGAGTCAACACCGTACTTGCTCAAGAGAGCGCTCATCTCAGCACGAAGAGCATTCAGATTGGTACGGTCGAATTTAGCAAACTTGGTCATTTTGATTCTCTCTGTTTTACCTTATAGAATCAGTATAAACTAAAAAAGGAGTCTTGTAAACCCTTTTTTTCATTTTTATTAAATTATTTTGGAAGGTTACCATGGTTTCCTTCATGAGACGGCGCAGTCCAACCTTCCGGTTTCATAAGGTCAGGAAGTCCGAGTGGGTTAGAACGTCCAGGTTTTACTCCAACACGTTTGTTCATGTTTGCTCTAAGAACTTCGTCCCATGCCTTATGAGAGTCAATGCCATACGCGTCTAGAGTACCAATAGCAACCACGCATAAGTCGATCAGAGCATCAACTACTTCCTCAGGGTTGTTAATGTTTTCTTTGAGTTCGTCGAGTTCTTCTTGAAGAAATCTTGTTCTAAATTCTAGGAACAGTTTTTTCTTTTCATTGTCAAATTCAGCAAATTTTTCATGCATACCATAGTGAGCATGCATTTCATGAATATCTTTGACCCAGTCATTACTCATTTAGTTTCCTTTCAGTTATCTATTATAAGTATCGTTGTGTGTTTAACGTCATTCTCAATTCTTTATTATGAAAAGAAATCTTCGATTGTGTCTATCTTCTTAGAAGCCCAACCAACGGCACCAAGAATATTTTCGATTGGACTCAAGAATACTTTTTCGAATTGTGTTTCATAATCTATGTATTTCTCAATAGCAAATTCTTTTGGAAGAACGTTGGGGAAAGAAATCATATTTTCACGAATTGGATTTGGAAGATTGAGATAAACAAATTTAATCTTATCTCCACTTTGAATTGTTTGATAACGGCTGTCTAAACCTTTACCTTTCAAGAAGTTATTGTAAAGAATACATCCACGAACATGCATAGGGCATCCTCTTTTGTATGTTCCGTTTTCCATATATTTTTCGATGTTGTCAGTGCCAGAAATCTTAGCAATATCTTCTGCGGGAAGAGTAAAGAACTCTTGTCTGAATTGTTCGATGAATTGCTGTGTATCTTTTTCAGTGCCGTTCATAATAACCGCAAAGGCTTCTTTAAGCTTTTCTCGGCAGACTTCAGGAGTTGAAGAACGAACAGACTCGATACCAGTTACGCTAATCTTTGGTTTGGCGAAGTGAACACCTTCTGAGTTAAGAGCATTCAGTATGTAGCGTTTCTTAGCAACGAACACAGCTTTATCAGTAATCTTTTCACGCTTCATAGACATTGCGTTTCGATACGCACCCATCTTTTTCGCAAGGTTCTCATATCCGAGAGCGATAACTGCTTCAATCTTTTCGCGGCAGACTTTGTCAAGGAATTCTTCACCTTGTTGTCTTGTAATGTTTGTGGTTCCGAACGACATTTCAACAAGCTTTGACATATCGACATAGATAGAGTCGGTGTCGATATAGATAACATAGTCTTTATTTTCTGTTTTAAGAATTTTGTTAAGATACGCGTTTACAGATTTTTGAGCATAACGAATAGATAACTGGCCGCTTGTCGTGATTGCTTCCGCCATATCGTTAATATAATAGAGGAAATATATGTTTGCGGTCGCACCATACAAACTGTTCATAGCAATCTTGATAGCCATCTGAGCATTGTGCAACTGAGTCATCTGGCGTTTAAGATCTGCTTTGCGAACCTTGTCTTTTTCATTTTCCATTTCTTGCTCAACTGCAAGCATCTGCTTTTTGATTTTAGAACGATTGCCATAGTATTCGTCAATGATTTCTGGAATAATACCGAGTTGCTTATTTGAGAAGCAAGCTCCGTTAGCGCACACGGAACGATCAGAATTCGTGTTTTTAAATCTATCTTCGAGAACCATTTCCTGAGAAACGTATTCACGCTCGTCTGGAATGTAGGTTTCAGGTGACATGTTATATTGAAGCATCAAGTGAGGATACAGTGAATTAAGGTCAAATGAAACAATCCAAGAATGCATACCAACCTTTGGATCCTTAACGTAACCACCAACAAGTTCACCTGCTCTATCGCCTGGGCCACGCTTTAGCGGCGGAATAAGTTTCTTTCCCATTAGTTTGCGATACAATGTTGTTTCCCAAA